AACCGTTGGCTCAGGAACCGTTGGCTCAGGTGCCACCTCTACTGGCTCGCCACTGCTCCAGTCGATTACTGTCCGATCTCCCTCATACGTTGCCTGGCGCTTACGTGCTTCACCAATAGCTTGTATCTTTGCCGCCCTGTCCGCGATGCCAACAGCCTCGGCCTCACTGACCGTTCCTTCGCCTGCCTGAACGGCCTGACCTGCTTGCGTGGCCTGGTCATCAGAGCTTAGCTGGACCCACTCGCCAGGGTTGCCTTTCTGTCCAGGCCCTTGCCAGTATGCCTTTCTTCCGACTACGATATCCTTTAAGTCTTGAAGCTCGCTTTGTGAGAACACACCCATGTCGCCTGCATCTCTAAGCAGTCCGTCTAACTTTGCGTCAAACTGCGGAATAGAGTTATCCCCCGCCTGTACGCCCTTGTGAACCGCTGCCCCGTAAGCGCGTTCGTGTGCGGCAATCCTTCTAATCATGGCCGACTTTGCCTCACCGTACTGCTGCCCCTGGTACTGGGCCAGCATGTGTGTTTCCCAGTCGTTTCCAACCGTGCCCACCTTAGTTCCTGACTTATCTTGGTAGAGGTTCACGGGGGGCTTGTCTATACCAACAAAGTCACCGCCCGTGCCCTCTCCCCACGCGCCATCGTCAAGCATTGCTTGTCCACGCTTGGCCCGCTCGAAGCTTACACGGTCGTTCAAGTGCTGACTTTTTATATTGTCGTAGTTGTCAATTTGACGACGAGCAAGAGCAATGTCATCTTCGGTTACTGGCTCACCCATGGCCTTGGCTTCTGCAAGTTGACGTGCTGCTACATTTGCGCGGGCGTCCCATGCGAACTCGGTGGGGCCTTCGTGAGCATTCCAGTCTTTCCACAAGTCTCCGGCGAACTGCTCGATGTTGTTAATTAGATTTCCTGTCGTGTAGTTCCGCTGTGAAAGATCCCTTTGGTACTGACGGTTCCTATCTGCTGTTTGCTGTCGCATCCTCGCACTAGCAACTACCGCCCCAGCTTGAGTCGAAGCGCGCTTCTCAGCAGAGGTGAACCCTTCACGCCTAAGAGTTGCATCAAGTTTCATGCGTGCTTCTGTCAGCTCTCTATGCTCTTTCGTTCCAACGTCGAACTGGCGGATCTGTTCATCTAATCGCTTAAAGCCAAGTCGTAAGTTTTGGTCATGCTGACGCTTGCTTTCGTCAATCTGGTTCTGCTTGAGACGAACCTGAGTGTAGTCAAACGCACCCTTAGCTGTACCACCAAAGGCGTTGCTTAATGTCTTAAATGGGTCTGAACCTGGAATGTATGCCATTTGTTACAACCTCTTCTGGCTAAATAGACTGTCCATCTCTGTCATGTACGCTAACAATTCGTCGTAGTCCATGAATTCCTTTTGACCACTGGGCGCGGGGCCTGCGGTGGGAGCCCTGGTGGGAGCCGCCCCAAGAGCGGCAGCGGGCATGGCCCCTTGCCCAGTGGCGGTGGGAGCCTGTAGCCCTGCCACTCCGCCCCCAGCATAGCCCTTGGCTGGCTCCTGCTGCTGCCCTAGGGCCTGGGCCAGTTGGGCCGTCTGCTTGGCGTTCAGGACAAGCTCAGGGCCTTCCTCGCCCAGCACTGCGACCTCCGGTCCTGCCTGACCTGCGATGCCGCCAGATTCGTACTGTTGGACCTTAATCGGTTCTACCGGGGTGACTGGCAGACGAAATGGCATAAACGGCGTTATGTTTGGAGCGAACTCACCTTTCTTCACCCTCTCAGCTTCCGATTCATGGATACTGCCCATGTCTGCTTCTAAAAGGTCATGCGCCGAGGTGCCCTGTGTGTGCATCTGTTTAAGGTTTTGTCCCGTGGAATCACCGGCGTAAGTGGTAGTGCCAAAGTCTAGCGTGCCCTTGCTTTCATGCCCCCCTAAGAAGTTTGTTTGAGTATCAATAGCCTGCTGCTCTGCTGCTTTGGCTGCAATTATGTTTGCCTGGTCTGTTCTCCAGTCTGTTTCTGCGGCACCTAACATTGCATCAAGGTCTGCGTCTGACATCGCTGCTGGTGTCGCTGCTGGTGTCGCTGCTGTCGCGTCAACGCCAGTCTTTCCACTGGGAAGTGCGCCTGCGCCACCGCCCGCACCGGCCCCTGCTCCACCTCTACTTTGTGCGGCAAGTGCGTCTGCCTGGGCTTGTGCCGCCTTCGCTTGTGCGTCTGCAACTTGAACGCCCTTCATGCTCATAGCAAGTTGACCAGCAGCGCCCAGTGCTTGGCCGACGCTGGCAGTATAGTCGGGTGATGCCTGACCTGTTATTCCGGCAACGTCTGTCTGGTACTTCTGGCCAGCAGCTTGCAAGCCCATGCCTGCCTTCTGGATCTGCATACCTGCTTCTTGACGTGCGCCACCTAAAGCCTGCTGGTAGACCGCAGGAGACTGTGCCGCTTGCTCTCGTTCGATGCCTTGTCGGACTTCTCTTAGGTACTCTGCCTTCTCTGCGCCAATCAGCCCAGATTGGTCTGCTTGCATCGCTGCCTGATCTACAACAGACTCGGTCCTTGCTGAGTCGGAAGCGCCTTTAGCCGCCATGCCCTGCTTGACTGCTTCAGAAGCAGCGTTGCCTGCTTGTCGGACTGTACTGTTGAACTTTTGCTGTGCGGCGTCGTACTCTGCTTCGGCCTTGGCTAGTTCTTTCGCCTTCTTTTCTCGTTCGGCTTCGTCCATTTGGCCGCCGATAAAACCCATCGCACCGCCTAATACCGCGCCTACGCCAGCGCCGAGTCCAGCGCCAAGAGGTCCGCCAAAAAGACTACCAACCGCCATGCCGGTCCCAGCGCCGCCAAGTGCGCCAGATCCAGTAGCTAATCCAGTTCTTCCGCCACCACCGTTTGCCATTGTTATTCTCCTGTAGCTGGGTCTGTTCCGTCATTCAGAACGGATGCGCCATCTTTGCTCGAAGACAATGTGACGCCGTAAAAAAACTCTACACTTAATGCCGATGATTCTATTAGGTTCGTTGCGAGCAGTCCACCGCCTGGCCAGAAGTAGTTCTCTCTCCAGGTGGCGAGCGTTTGTGCGGAAAGGCCAAGGGCGTGCCACACGTTGGGATCCTGGCCCCACTGCCACGAAAAGTTTTGATTTGCGTCACCGTCCGGCACAACTAGTGGCGTCCCTCCTGCCTCTGTTCGGTCGCCGCCTGGTTGGATCAGGTTAACAGACATGTCTGAGTAAGAGGATACAAACTCAGCCTTTGTTCCAGATGTATCCGTCTGCACCCTTCCGTAGTGCATGGCTGGGCGGTACTTCAGAGAAAAGTTGTACTTGCGTCTACCTTTAAGCTCTACTACTCCAACGACCCTGTATGTCCCCTTCTGTCGAACGTTTAGGGATAAGTCTGTTATCTTCTTCCATGACCTACTCTTAGAAACTCCACTTGGTTTCGTTCCTCTGTACTCGCCGTCCGGGTCATCTCCTATCCATGGATTGAAGCCATGACCTGTGTACAATGCTGTGTTCCCGTAGTCATTGCCATTGTAAAATTCGTCATCGAACACGATGGGGTTGGTGTCTACAAACAAGCCAAGCCGCAAGTACGCCGAGTGCTGCATTCCTTCTGCAAAGTTGGCGCCAACATTGAAAAAGTCTACAACCCTGCTAACGTCTACTGACTCTGACTCGGTTCCGGTTGAACCGCCTGGCCAGGTAACGTCTATGGTTTCACTATCAAACCTGGAGCTAGTGTTTGTTCCAGTTGCCCTCAGTATGGGGGTGAGCAGGTAGTTCCCGGTGACTTGCGCTGTGATAACTGCAACGCACGGCTCATCTACATACACAGACCCGGCTGCATCTGGAACTGTTAGCCACCTAGACCAGCATTCATCTTTTGGAAACCTGTCTAGTGGGGAGTTCGGTGGGGGCCAGTTGTCGCAAGAAAGGCCGTGGACTGATGAATAGTAAGAAACCGGGTCTGGAAATCCTTGCTCTTGAAAGTCGTAGTAAAGTGAACCACCAGGGTATCCAAGCAGCTCAAACGGATCATCATTTGGAAAGTCACTGGCTGTGTTTGTGTTTTTCTCTACGTCATATCCCCTGCTGGATAGGCTTTCATCAACGGCGTAGTCCTCCATGGATAGCCCATGTTGATTAATAAAAGTAACTGACTTTGATCCGTCAATCCAATTGTTCTCAAAAGTTGCAGTAGACGCTACATCTCTTGCTTGAGCATAGCCCTCTGCACCAGTGTTAAAAGATGCGATCTTTCCGCCAGTGTACCTTCTGATCTTAAACTTGCCAATCTTCCCGTTAAAGTCAGACTGCTGCACTCTCTCCTTCAGGAAGTCCTCAAGCTCCGCAAAGTTATCATCTACGATCTCTGCGTCAAGTTCGCCAGATACAGAATTCAGTGTAATCGGCATTAGTAGTCCCTCGCCACCAGCATTAGGTACAGTCTATCAAGCCGTGATGGCCTGCTCCTTACGTGCCCGAACGGGCCACCCAGGATGTTCTTGGTGATAGTCCACGTATCTCGCGTGTGGTTGTTCTTAAACATCATACCAAACGCATCTACATTTACAAGGTCTCCTTTCTTTAGAGACACTGTGCAGATGATGGGGCCACCATACCCCACTGTTCCCGGCCTATCATAGCTGCCCACCCCAGTTCTAGATGTGGGCGCTGCTATCAGGTATGGGTGGCGCACTACGCCGTTTCTTGATGGGTCATACGGCGGCTGCTCCTGTCCGCTCCAGAACCCAACTCCCATTCCGGCAAACCTGCTCTGGTCAGCAATGCGTGTCCAGTTGCCAGTGTTCTTGTTTCTAAGAGCTGGCGCGACCTTGATTGAGTCTGAAACACTGTACGGATAATACCAGAAAGAGAACTCGACCAACTCCTGATCGCCGGGCGCTCCTGCTGGTAGTTCAAAATCTAACTGTAAGGTATTGCTTGCTGTCGAAGAAGAGTCAGAGTACAAATTCCAAGTATCATCATAGGCAAAGAAGTGTGATTCGTTGCCGTTCCAAATAGCATCACCACAGTCTTTGAATAGCATAAGTGTTGGTGGCCTGGCCATGTGTCTGAATCTTATTGTCTCATCCCGTAGGTTGTCTTTGGTAAACTTAGTGCTATTTACATAATCAAGGAAGTCATCCTTAATTGTGTTGTAGTCTGACTCGCTAGGCTTAGAGCCTAATCGTTGTGAGAAGGTAAACCTTGGCATTATCTATTCCGCTTCCTAAGAACCATCGTTGCCTGCAAAACATTCAGGTCTGCACCAGGCTCGGTGTAAAGAACAACGCCTACGTTTCCTGTGCATCGAGGTAAGTGAACAGAGCCACAACCAGATAAATGGTAATACACGTAGTTCGCAATAAACGGCTTATTAATCCAGTATGTAGTATCCTCTCCTAGTCCAACCGGTGACTTGCTTATGCTCTCATGGGCGATGTTTCTCATTGCCCCTTTCTTTTGGTATTCCTCCCAGTTTTCAAAAGCCGCCTCGTAAGGATCGTCATCTGTGTTGAACCCTGTCACCGATGGGCCGTGTGCGGTTGCTCCACGAGCTACACCATTGTTGAACCATCCAACCAAAGCTTTGAAGTCCTGAGCAGCTCCAGCCATCCGGTCGCCAATGAACGGAACTCCCCCGGCAAAGCAGGCATTCCTGGTCTTAGCTTCCACGTTCCATGTTATCCAGTAGTCACCAGAAACATCTAAAGACTCAATACTCGCAGACAACGCTATCAGTGTTCCGGTGTCATTGGAAACTTTGCCCTTCTCCACACCAGTTGAAGAAAACCCTGCGCTGGTCTGTTCTATAAATGCCTTAGAAAAGAAGTGTGGATTTGAGAATTGATTTCTAGCTATGTTGTCGCTATCCAGACCTGAAAACCTATTGGCCCACTGAAGAAAGCCCTCCCACAGCTTTCTCTTATTTAGGGCGTCATTTTCAGATATTAGATGTACGCGAGTTTCAAACATTATTTGACTTCTAGTATGAATCTGCTACGAGGGGGCTGCCCCCTTACGTGCTTAAGTAGCTCTTTCTCTTTTTCGGTCTTAGGCGCTGGCCTGTCTTGGTTGCCAGAGGTTGTCTCCGATCTACCCCAGACGACTTCATTTCTATTCCTTATCCGCAACGCTGCTCCCTACGCTGTACTCGACACCAACTGCCTTTATTCTTTGTGGGCCGGAAAACACGAACTTTATATCGTGCTTGAAAGCCGTGGTGTTATGCTTCAGTCTGGTGTCTATATGGAAGTCGTTTGGCGCAACCCACTCAGAGTCGTTCCATGTAGACGTGCCGTCATTCCATGATGGGTAATAGTTTACGCTCTTAAGTACCGTTGATTTAGACGGGTAAGAAACTGCCACTCCAGTCTTTGTTTCAAATTCGTTGGAACCAGTAACGGCAACTGATACATTGTTCTTTGATGAGGGCTCAAGAAACAACGACAACCCATCAAGTGTTGCTTCCTTGATGATTCCGTTCTTAGAGTTCAGGACGCCTCGCAGATGAATCTTTGAGTCTGCGTACTCCCCGCCCCTGTAGAGAAAGTAGATGTCGTCCTTCACGCCAAGGATGTAGTCTCCAGATACTTCCATATCTCTGACGGACTCCTTGACCTGGAACCACCTGCTGGTTGGTAAGTGGTGCATTAGGATAAAGTTGTTCTCTCCTCCGGTCATCTCTTTCCGAATAGAGAGGAAGTACCATTCTCCCTGAACAACTGCATTCTGGACACCTTGCCACCGATCAATGTAGTCTTTCTTCAGGAAGTACGGTGACTTGGTCTGGGTGAACCGCTGCCCATCAAACAAAAAGAATCCGTCGTTGAATAGCCCAAACGCCTGGTCACCAAACACAGCAAAACTTTGCCCATAGTACGAGCCCTTGTTCTCAAAAGTCTCAAGGTGCGCAATCTCTCCAGTGCTTGTGTAGTACAGGATTTCCGATGTTGAGTGTGTGACTATTAATAGCCTATCACCAAGAGGAAGTAGGGCCTCAATTGTGTCCTTTGCTTTGTAGCTATTGAACGGCCTAAACTGACCCATCTGTCCAGGGTCAGAGTACATCATTCTTTCTTTCCTGAGCGGGTCTCTCAGGATAATTCTGCTTCCCCATGAAGCAGCAAGGTCTGTAGACGGTGGCCCGCGAACGCCTGTGTTTAGGGTTGTGGCCTGAGCAAGCGTAGAGTCTCCTGCCATTGACGTGTGCCGCGAGCAGCTAGTGTTGTTTATGACCTTCTCGGTATAAAAGACACTATCGCTGTTCCCTTTTTCTGGGTGAAGGTCAAGAGTCTTATAGATAACGGCACCAGCTATGTGCCAGTCGTGCTTGGGTTGTCTCCAGTATACAGTGGCCCAGTGCTTTCCGTCAAAGTCGGCAAGTGAAATCTTCTCCTCTACAACCTTGTCTCCCCATGCTGGCCAAACGCGAAGTGCGACATTCTTTGGAATTGTAACAACTGATGATGCTAAAGACTCGGGGCCCCTGTTCCCATACCTATCGAAAAACTGTATCTTCCAGCGCCAGGAAGTATCATTCCAGTTAATGGGGTTGTGATACTCGCCGGGCCTCTTCAGTCCATGGTAGTGTCCGCCTGGCTCGTATGTTAGTGGGCCGGAGTACCATGCGCCTTGGTTTCCCCATACGCCGTACTTGTTGAAGTCTGTATAAAGGCCCGAACTTGTGCTCTCATCATGGAATACAACTCGCTCGCCATCGGCGTTATTGAACTCACCAGCGTTTGTATACCAGGGAGTCCTGGATACGCTAACGGTCGGCGGTTGTGGTGCTTCGGTTACGCCAAGCGGTACCACATCTCTGAACCCATCCCATAACAAAACCGGGTCACCTAGATTGGCAATTATCAGGTAGTTCTTGTGATTAAATAATGTCGGGTAGCAGGCTTCTTCGTCTTTCTGCCCGACGAATGTGTACAAAACTCTGTAACCGTTGCCTTCTGCTACACACAGCTTGTCGTCTACAACAAACACGATATGTTGCTGGCCGGAAGAGTCTCTATAAATCTTTATCCTGGTGAACTTACCAGACGGTGGCGTAGTGTAAACGGTTATCCCAGAGGAAACTCCGGGCGTGGCTGGTAGCGCGTTTGAGCCAGAGTCCTGAACATCAGGCTCGACTGGAATAATTGGTGGTGCCTTGTAGTACCTGGTCTTGCCTGGATAGTTTACAAGATAGCCTTCTCCGTCTGGGTAGAAGTTAAATGTCTCCTCACCAAGAACGGTCCCGTCAGTCTCTACCTCTTGGCTGAGTCCGTCTAACGGAACAAGGATGCTATGGGTTGTTAGTTCTGCCATTAGAATGGGTACTTAAGTGATGCTGTAAACTCGTCGTCTGTGACCATGTTTACAGTCGGGGAGAAGAACCTGTATTCCCACGATGACGGATCAAGCCTGCGGTCGTCGCCATCCTGGGCCATTAAGAAGTTGAGCTGCTCCCTGAACGCTCCTTGCATTGTTCTAAACTGGGCAGGATCCTTGCCTTGAATCGACTGCTTCATCAAGAAGTACAGGTGAAACAACTCTATGAACTCTCGTTGACGGCCAAGCTTTAATATCTCTTGTGGCTCGGGCAGTGCAGGCCATGTGTCAATGTGTCGCGCGTGTGCCCGAAGGTACTCGTCGGGGGCGGGGTACAGAACCGTTCTTGTCCATGTTCCATCGTAGTACCTTAAATTGTCATCTAAGGTGTCGTCGCCTGTATTGAATGGGAAGTCAGAAGATACGTCTGTTGGCATCTTATCTCCCCACTTGTACGCCGGGTTTCTAGTGTAGTCCGTGATCGCTCTAGTTATGTACAATCTACGGTAGTATGTTGTCTCAGCAGAGTGGTGTGAACCTGTGGCCGGGTAAGCCATGGTTGCAACATTAAGTGTGGAAGTTAGCGTGAACTTAGCCTCTGGTCCTGGCGGGCTTTCAAGACCAGTCTCCCTATCGAAGAATGTATAGAACGCCCGGTGTGTGCCGGTGGTCGCTGTGCTTGATGAATCGAAGGACAAGGTAACAGACGGTGCGTACTTTGGCGCATTGATCTGGTGGTCGTCAATATTGTATGCAAGCGGTGTGCCAGAATCTCCATAGTACCACCGTGGATCTAGTCCGCGCTTAAACCGGTAAATTTGCTCACCGGTAAGATTCTCAATCTTCTGGTCGTCGATGTGCATACTCTTGATCCCGTTGGTTTCAAAAGCAAGGTCACGTCGATAGAAGCTAACGGTCTGCTCTGTAGCGGTGGCTGAAACTATTTTCTTATCTAGAAAAATCCTGTTCGTATCTCCTGTTGGAGCTATGCGCACGCACTTGTACCACTCCTCCCCTATATAGACATACCGGCCAGTGTGGTCTGCTTGGACAATATTTACAGGAGTAACAGTTGACTGGATATAATCACTTCCCTTGGTCCAAGAGAAAGTCTCTGTTGTGGAAACAGATGTTATAACAGGCGATGTAGTAAAGTGCCCACCTGTTTGCGTATCCGTGGTCCTGAGATTCCAAGACCACGGAAGACGACGAACCTTTGAGTACACGTCCTCCAGCCAAAGCATGACCCGATCCTTTCCAGAGGACTGACCGTGGTCTTCCATGAACTGATTGATCAAGTCAATAACTTTGTGCTGGGCCATGATTAGCTCGCGGTGGAGGACAGGAGGAGCGTAACTTTCGGCGGAGTGCCTGGAGCTGTTGTTCCGGCCTGGCCCGCTGTAGTCGTAGTGACCATGCTAAGTCCGACATCAAAATGAAGCGGTGGATGGAACGTATAAGTCTTTATGCCGTTTGCTGGAACGAAAAGAACTGCGGTCGCAGTGTCCGTCCCTGCTGTTGCCGACGACAAGTTAAAGAGCTTAGTGTACACGCCAGTTCCAAAAGCAGCGTTATTAACGCTGATTGAAACTAAGTATGTTGCTCCACCAGCAAGGTTGTTGTCACCGACACCGCTTGCGCTGGTAGATGCGGTCTGGTTTACAAGAACCGTCTTTACTGGATTTACAAGATTTGTGGATGTTAGTGCCATTATTCTGCCATAATCCGAACGGTTACATTGTTTTGTGGAGATGTATTTGTGGCTGTTGCCCCGCTAGTTGTGCAGGCAAAACTATAATCACCGCCAAAAGCAACTCCGTCTGCGGTCGCGCCATTGTTAGAGAATCCAGTTATGGTGACAGACTGGCGGGTTTGCTTTGGGCACGGGATTAAAATATCCGGCTCTGTTGAGCTTCCAGACCCGTCAAGCGTTGGGTTGCCGTTGTTGTACAGCCTTAGCGCGCAAGCTGCGGAGTTGTTAGAATTGTCGATGTCGATAATGTACGTAGTACCGCCAGACCCACTAAATACTGCGGCCTCTACAGTGGAGTTGGCCTGAGTGTCTACAATCAGCTTATCTACATACGGATTTGTTTGAGAGGTGACCGAAACTGCCATTGTAAAATCCTAAAAGATGGGGGCACTGTGGGGCCATTGCTGACCCCACAGTGGTTGGTGGTTAGGCTTGCGGCGAAGCATCTACAACGTGAGATCCTTCGGAGTCATCGCCGTAGCGTTCAGGCATACTAATGTCCGCAAGGCAGAACAATGTTGCCGATCCAGTGGACAGTGCTTGTCCAAGGAAACTGACAGTTATGTTCTCAGCAAGTGCGGCATCAACGCTGCTGAATGGATCGGTTGTTACCAGTCCACTAGCGCCAAACGTCAGTGGGTTTCCAACGGCAATTGCACCGTCTGGAAGAACGGCACACCGTCCACTGCGAATAACCCAGACGCCGTCACCGGCAGCGAGGGTTGTCACAACAAACGCATCTGACGCGAGTGTGCTGGACGCATAAGGTCCAACGGCAGCCTCGCCAAATGAGTCCACACCTACACTGAAATACTTCCCGAGGGAAACGCCAGCGGCGGTGATATGTGTATCGTCTGCCGCAGACAAGACTCCATCGTTTCCAAGAAGCTTACCTACAGTGTCAGTCACAGTGACAGAAGAAGCGCCAGCAGGCATCACCAAGAATGTCAAACTAAGACGGTACTTGTACGTGATGTTGTTGTGAACTTCCGTGTAAATGACCTCTCGCGGTCGTCGGTAAAGATCCCAAATATCCTGGTCTTCCTTATACCGAGCAACGTCAGCAGCAGGAATGTGGATGTTGGGATCCTTAAAGAACGAGTTCGGGTTTATGTCAGTCCAGGCTTGTGGGCCATGACCATCAAAAATCGCCTCGTAGTTTCCGCCGGCAGAGCCGACAGTCCCAGAGTAAACAGGCATGATTGTCTCCTAGACAGTTACGTAGTTAATGTTAACGCGACAAGTTACGCCTGTTCCGCTTTGAGCGGCAACCTTCATAGCAACTCGCGTGTTAGCAGGGATGTTTGCCATTGAAACGGGGATTGTTGGTGCGGTAGCAGTTGCCCCTACACCTACAACAAACGTTCCAATTTCTGCACCACCAGCACCTAGGGCGGCACCAGTTGTTGCGCCAGTAGCAACCGTAATGTGAAGCCTAGTCGCGGCACTGAAGCTATCAGCCATAACACTAGTGATACGAAAATCACTAGTGATACCGCTTGCAGCGACAACCTCAACATAGTCTCCGGCTGTACCGGCAGTAGAACCATCGGAAGTCAATTGAATTCCGTTGGTTGCCCCTGTAGGGAGTACAGCCATCGTTCCCGTTGTAGCGGGAACAACAGCATCCTTAATCCGTCTAGCTAGCATCATGTTACCAGGCATTAGCTACTCCTACCAAGTGGACCAGCGGCCAGCGACATCGGATCCGGCAATACCGTGATCAGACATACGACCGACGCCGATGTTGAAGGAGTGAACAAGCCAGGAAGTCTGGTTAAGCTCACGGTAAGGAGTCCGTGCTTCCAGAGTACGCATACGAACGTTCGGGTTGTACGTAAGGAAGAGTCCTCCGTCCAACTCAAGCACGTTCTTGACAGTTGCGTCCTCAAGGTCGCCGTCGTACTTAGCCGAGTTCTCGCCCATCTTGCGGTTGTCGAACTTGGTTGCACCCATGTGGACACAGATGACTCGGTCAGCGGGCATTTGCGGATCCCAAGCGAGCTTAACACCATCGAAGGTGAGGCTCTTGAATCCGTATGCCATATCCGACTCTTCAGTAGCCAGGTGGTACGCAGAAGACATCTCGATCATGGCACGTCGGAACATCATGTAGATCGCCTTGGTGGTAACCAAGTCGGTCGGTACACTCTGCCCAACGGTACACGAGTCGATGAGACTCTGAGCCGCGAGGATACCGGCTGGGATTGTAGTTCCAGACGCGATATGCCCGAAGTTCTCAGTAAGCTCAACATACTGGTTGCGCCACCAGGGCTTTGCGTTCTTGTCAACCATTCCAACAACCTGAGACTGCGACGTAGGTGCAGCAGCTTCAAGGATGCGGCCAACAAGACCATCAGGCTGGAGTCCACCAGTACCATTAAGAACAGCGTTCGACAGCATCCGGCGCATACCCCAGGCAGCCTTAAGCGCCTCGAAGTCTGCATCTTGGAAGATGACAGTCGGGTTGTTCTCATGTTCCCACAGGTCAACCAGATTAAGCGTGGTCGGCGTTGCAAGATAGCGGTTGTTGAATGTAGCCAACGCAAGCTGGTCACTGGAGCTATCAGGCAGCGTGGAACCACGCCCAATCCACTTACCTAAAGTGGGAACCGCTGGCATCAGCGGGATTTCAACGTTGTCGTAGCACTTAACAGCCCGTGCTTGCTTCGTCAGCCGGTAGTAGAACCAGTTCTGAACAAGCTGCTGAGGAATGATCGCTTTCGCGCGATCCTCAATGGCCTGAATAAGTGCCCTAGTTTCGGTGTATTCAGAGCGAGCGCCCATTTTTTACTTCCTAGTTAGAGATTATCCATATCGAACGTTACCCGACTTCATGTTTCCATAAATCTCGGGGAACTTCTGTTGCATGATTTCCTCAACGGTCAGGTTTGAGTCTCGCTCGCCTGCGCTACTCTTGCTTGCGTCAGAGGTTTTAGCCTGAGTCTGCGTAGATTCAGAACCACGGGGGCCGCCCGCAGTCTTCCTCAACGCTTCCTCATGCTGCCGTGCCTTCCACTCGCCAGTGTCAGCAAGGATTCGTTCAAAATTGTAAAGCTTATAAAGGTCCATTGGCGTAATTCTGCCATTCTGGAGAACATCGCGGGAGTAGTTTACAAACTTCTCAAGCTCTCCCTTGTTGGCAAACGCAAAGGAATGCCCATCACCAACTTGGATTGGAGCCTTAAGCATTGATTCAAAGTCGCCGCGAAACTTTTGGACAGACTCCTGGTTCTTCATTTGAGCAAGACGGGCCTGAACCTGCTGCTCAAGGTCGCTCTTTGAGTCTGCCTTCGGGGTATCGTCGTACACTCCACTTCGTTGTTGACCAGACTTGTCTGCCTGCTCAATCATCTCTCGGAGTTCCTTTACCGCGTTGAATGAATCACGCTTTGCGAAGTCATCACTCAGGTGGTCGTAAAGCCCTCGCATGTTCTCAGGCAGTTCAGAGCGGGCTCCTCCGCTGGCCTGCCAGGCTGCCATATCAAAGGGCTTCTCTGCGGCCCCCTGAGCCGCACCAGAGGCTTCGGCGGGGGAAGCTTGGGCCTCTGGTGCGGCTGGTGCGGCGGAGGCTGGAGAGGGTGCCTCAGAAGCCTGGGGAGCAGCGGGTGTGCTTGTCGGGGTAGTTGTGGTCGGTTCACTCATTTGGATTTGTCTCCCAAGAATCGGGTACTCGCACATACTGTGCTTCAGTTGGTGTATCAAATTTGTCGAAGTCTTTATAGTTTTCTACATCTGCGTCATTCGTATACATTGTCGGCTTGTCACAATCTGGTGTTACCGCATCTACTAGTCCATGTCTCTTGTAGTATTGTTTTCTTTCTGAGGGGTTCTCAAACACGACTGGTGGCTGGCCAGGCTTGCTAAGAAACGGATTAACCATCGGGTAGTTTTCGTTCTCAGCCTTAAGGCCCCACGACCTAGTAGGTATAGAGATAACCTTATAGGCTTCAGAGTTACATTTTTCACAAAACGCAGGATTGAGCCGATCATCAACAGACCTCATTATTTCTGTGATGTGCCTGCACCGTTTCTGTGTACACTGGTATTCGTATATCATCATGCGCTCCTAGTCATTCCAGATAGCGCGTTAGCCAGGTTCGGTGGCGATGCTGACTGTGACTGGTCAGTTGGCCCTCTTCCTGGGTTCGGGTTCAGTTGTGATTGTAGCCCAGCTTGCGGTTGAGGTGAACCCAAAGCTGCCAAATCTTCTTCACCAGGCATAGGTACTTGCGGTTGCTCTTGCCTAACGGTGTCTGGAGCCCACCCGAAAACGCGAGCAACCTCTTCTGCAACTTTGCGCCAATCATATTGCTGCGAAAGCTCTGGGTTCATCGAAACTGTTCGGATGAACTGAGTGTACAACATCTTGTCCTCAGTGCTTGGGTCTGGTCCCATATCACGAACATCAATCTGGTATACTAGCGACGTAGTAAAATCATGCGTTCCTTGATCAAAAGTAACAACGCGATGACCGTACTTATATTGTTGCTTCTTTCCATGGAACAGCCCCAAGATGAACATTAACTTAGTTACTGCCTCTTGTGCCGACTCTGCAACAAGTTCACGCATTCCGCTGATAATCTGGTCTGTGGCTTCCATTAGTGCAGATGTTTGTCTAGCACTAATCTTCTTAACCGCCTGGCCCTTGTCAATCTCAGAAGTCGCTGTAGATTGCTGCGCTATCTCACGCAAGAACCTAATGTAGCTAATCTTATTCATATCAATACCGGGGCCGCGCTCGATCTTGATTCCTTCTGCGCGATTAACTTTGATTGCTCCACGGTACGATGGGTTAAGAAGTTTCTTTAAGTCGTCATCTTTTGCATTTGCCGTCTGGTCAACAATAATCTTTGGATTGAGACTATCTAGCATATCCTGATCTATAGACTTTAGTGCAATGGAGTACATATCAGAAACAGGAACAATATCATCTACTACTGTGCGCTCCAAGAACTTGCCCATCTTTGTGAGCTTGACTGGTGTATACGGGGTCATTCCGCCCCATGGGTTCGGCATGTCCCTGAGAACAGCGGTGGGCTCACCTAGAACCCACGATGAGTACCAGTTGTTGTAGTTTGAATTAAGTCGATCACGCTTAATCCAGCATTCACAGATTAGTACACACTCGTCACCTAGGTAGTCGAAGTCAACGCCAGGGAACAGGCTCCAATACTGTCTTGAAATTCCCTTCATTGCAGACAAATCACCGCCTGTCAATGTCTTGATTTCGTCTACTGTCAGTATTCTTAATCTTGCGACGTAGTCTGCATCTAGGTAGTTCTCTATATCAGTAGGCGTTATGATGTGTTTTCCATTTACATACGTAAGGTATGGAAAGCCGATGCCGGTGTCGTTAAACACTGGAGACGGCTCCTTGTCCACGCCTGTAAGAAACTGGTCTGGGTCAAAATCTAAAGGCGAAAGCCTGTCAACCTTCTCAAGGTCAATTCCCTGCGCTGACGCCATGTTTGGATCTACTTCTTCCCACTTTGATTCAAGTGTGGATGGGTCTGTGACGTTCTTGTTTATCCCTGCGTACTGGTTTGGGTTGAGTCCAAACGCAGCGTATGGGTGGCCTACCTCAAGCCATCCCATGGAATACGTGGAGAACATCGTTGCCTGTCGCAACGCATCCTTAAGACGTACAATTCTAGACAAGTCGTTTGCAACAACCTCTAGGTCATTTGCGTTAGATGCAAACGTTGTATCCGCTGCCCTAACCTTAATGGTGGGCTCCTTGTTGACAACCCTATGGTAAATGACTTTCTCAAACTCGCGGACTAGGTTTCCCTTGAAAACGGCGTTGTTGCCGTACCGGTCCTTAGAGTCATTTCTTACGTACTTCTCGTTCATGTCCCATATTTTATCTAGGTTAGACATGCGGTTACGTAAATCTCTACGTACTCGTTGATCCCATTTTTCAAAATCAAATGCCATTACCAGACCTCTATGCCGTTGCTCTCAAAGATTGATTCCATAGAGTCTGCCGGAGGTGGGGGTGGTACAGGATCAGGAATACTTTCTATCATACGCCCTGTCAACCCCACACGGCAAACTTCCGCGTGCCCGCGAGCAAAAATACAATCGTCATGCTTACCAGAGCTGGGCTCTACCTTGCCATTCGCCTTACGTACAAGGCTTTTCATCTCATCGAAAAGATGCCGAGAAAGTACCCTACTTGGGTCGTCTCGTATCGCTGCCCGGAGCATATTCAGGAACGGAATACGAGCGCCAGGGCCAACGATGGACCAAGCAAAATCAGATACGCGACCCCTAGAGTCGTCACGATAATAAACATTCGGATAGCCCGTGGGTTCAAAAAACGCCCACACCGTCGCGCCATCTTTATTCCTTTCGCAATTGATCCGAGCGTCATTGTAGAACCTGCCGAGCAAGATTAAATAATACGCGAATTCCTCTGGAGGAATCCTGTCTCTAAACATTGCGACATCGCGACCGAATTCATCAAGAACCCAGATAACGGAAAAGTCAGTCTCAGACTTGGACCCACTTGTCACCATCTTGCCTTCTGATACGTCAGCGCCAATGAAGTACCTCATGCCTTCTTCGGGCATGTGCCATATCCTAAGCGTACCGTATGGGTCCGGCGTAACCTTTGCCTCTATGTTTAGCGCGGAGGTTAGTTGCAGTGTTGTTATCGGTTGTCCAACGTGCTCTATCCGCCCTATGAAGCAAGGCTCTTTGTGTTCTATCCTGCTGATGACACTGTGCGGGAAGAAGCCAACACCAAGACTTGACCAGGCATGGTCAGGGCTTGTTGGGTACTCTTGATCAAACATTGTCCTGTCGCCACCAAATCCGGTTGGCGCTGGTGCCTTGATCTTCATCCTGCGCCACCACACTTGGTCATACGCAAGGTTGTACTTCTTGGCGAACTCTTCCTCTGTTACCGATATATTACCCTCGCCATCCGTTTCACAGACTTCAAGGTCATCGTTGAGCCACTTGAATTTGCCTTTGTGGAATGCGCGCTTCGGCGGGGTCTTCCTGTACTCTTCAGAGATGTACCAAGGAAGAAAGATAGGAACCACCCGTACATCGGAAAAATCATCTTGTCCTTCGTGGATGCGAACCCAGTCAGACTTGAAATCGTCGAAGCCTTCGGCTGTCGATTCGTCCACAACAATCGTGTGTCTGCCCGTTGGGATTGCTGGAAGGATGGAAGCCTTAACTTGCTGCGATCTTCCTTCCGGCCACTTCGGTCGCTCAGACTGGTGCAAAGCCTGGAGCATTTCCGAAGTACCTGGGTTCGGGGATTCAGCAGACTCAAGTAGGATTCTGCTGCCGTTAGTTAGCTCTAGAACCTTTGATGACCTACGCTTAACGGTTGGCAATCCTGGGAATCTTTCTGCTGCGTACTCAATCCATGATATAAGCATCTGGCGCTTCTCTTCAAGGTGAGCGCCCTTATCGATCATGAACATTGCAGTGTATCCTTCAATCTGGTAGCAAATCCAAATCCAGAATACAAGGAACATTGTCGTCACACCAAGCTGTCGTGACTTAAGTATCTGCAAGCGAACGGGTACATGTTTATTAAAAAACAAATCAATAGCAATTGAAGCTATCTTCCTCTGTGCAGAGGTAAGAAGGAACGGCCCATACCCGCCATGCTCGCAGTGGTCTGCCATTCCAGGCCGATACTTAATCTTAATGGCTTCGTGACAAAACAGAGTGAAGTCGCTAAGGATGTCTTCTACTGTAATATGTTTAGTATCGACATCAAAAACACCACCAGTAGTATCATCAGGAGCAGCATCTTCGTCTCGTCTTCCGGCTTCATCTGGAACGACAAGGTAGTCTTCTTTGTCCATCAGTGCGGACTCTAGAGGTGAAACGCCAACAGTTCTTACGAATAACTCAAGCGCCTGCTGGTCAAGCTTCCTAAAGTCTATGTCCTGGTCGGACGACTCCGCCAGCTCATGGAATGTAACAATCCAGCCTTTAAGCTCCTCATCGTCAGGAAAGCCTAGTGACTTTGCCTTCTTCTCGATGTAAGCCTCTGTGTCTAAGCAGAGGTTTGGCTTAAGATTCTTCATTCTTTGGTAGTGGCTTGCTGTCTGAAATGATTCTTGTGTCTATGATTTCTGGTAGCTTTCGTGGCTTCTTAAGGAACTCTTCTGGGTCGCGCATTTTCTTTGGAAGCAAGTGCTCGCCCGCAAGTCCAAGCTCTCCTCCACTAAGGATGTCATACGCTATGAGTCCACGCATGAGGTCTTCTGGTTTCCTTAACCGCTCGACTCTAGAGACTTTTAGATCACCGCTCTTGTCGGGGGCCTCTACTATCTTAACAGTCTCACCTCTAATAACATCTGCGATGTTCTCAGAGATCATTCTGTCATCAACGCCAAGTCGGTTAAGGCGTTCCAGAAGTTTGGATTTGGTCAAGTTTACCCTCTATTCGTGCCAGCTTCTCGTTGATTGTCTGAAGCTTGATGTCAAGAACCTCGTCCTTAGTCTCAAGTCTATCGTCAACAATCTCTGCCACCTGGTCTGCTGAGATGCCACTATTCAAGAAGTTTGCACCACCGCCTGCGGCAGCGCCAACGCCACCAGATATAAGCATAAACACTGCACCTATCGGGACCGATATGGTGCCGTTTATTATCTTTGGAGTCGTCACTGGAACTTCCTGTGTGGTTTCGTCAGGCATTAGTAACCCATCTTCTTCTTTGATTTCTTTTTCGTCTTCTTCTTGCTGGCCTTTAACTTAAAGACCTTCTTGGGCTTCTTGGCTTTTGGATCTTTTTTCTTTTTTGCAGGCATTAGTCAATGATGTCTATTGCTAGCTTGCAAGCCACATTCAATGCGCGCTTTGAAAAAGCCTTAAGCTCCGCCTTGGTCATCGGCTTCTTGCGCCGCTTAACCTTCGCGATGTCCGACGCAAGCTCAAATAAACCTTCTGCAAGATCGCCAACTTCAGTCTTAGTGAGTGCCATTATTCTTCCTCTGGTATCTGTTTCTTCTTCTTGAATGGTATCTTACTGACGACCACCGCCAGAAAGTTAAGTATAGCTACTGCTAATCTCATACTTCTATCAATGTGTAGGAGAATGTGGGCCACTGCTGCTTCTTGCAAATAGACATGAACTCATTGAAGTCCGACTCATTAGCAAAAACCTGGCAGCCAGCCGACCACTTATCTACATTTTCCGATTCTCTTCCAGCTTTGTGTATGTTTATTCCGAAGTAACCGTCAGCAGAGTCTTCGTGATCTAGCTTCTCATCTCTGTTTGAGTCTCGCCAAACTGTAACTCTTCCTCCGGTTTGAACAAGCGCGTCGTACTTACCACGATGCTTGCCTATTTTGTAAACACCTCGGTACTGTCCTTCACACATTATTGCAGTTCCAGCAACGTTCATCGGCTTCTCTCGGTAGTACAGCCCTGGGTCGCAGGTCGCTTCCCAGGTACGTGTTACCCAGCCATGATCGTCCTTGTATACTATACAGATTCTATCGTCAAACTTGTTTGAATCAGAACCTTTTGTGCGCAACCCTATTATATTAAGGTTGTACTTGCCCTTCTCGAAGACTGCATAGCCTTCAGCGGCAACAAAATCTAGCAGGAATGGCCTCATTTGTGTAAGTGTGTCCTGCCGTTAAGTCTGTACTCTGGAGAGAATCCCTCAGAGCTATACGACACTCGATACCAGACCTTCCAGGTTCCATCGCTGGTTCCCGATGAAGTGGACGCTGGGTCGAAACCGCTGCACAGCATGATGTACACAAGGTCCGACTCGTCAAACTCAGTTGTCATTCCTCCGCGCGTGCCGTACTGCGAAGCTATTGAGTGATTTGCAGAGTTTAGATGTACCCAAGCGATAGCGTGGATCTGCTCTTTGTCGTCGTCGTCGCTGCTTCTATCGAACGGGTTGAACAGTTTAGCAAATGCGCTCACGCCATCAGCATTGTTGCTGCTGTTCATTGACGCTTTGTCTCCGGCCCAAATCTTGCGTTGACCGTTAATGTTGGTGTAGTTCAGCCCAACCCAGTGCCGGTTTGTGCGATCTGGAGGATCGTCCGACAAGTGCAGCCCAATGAGGGCATCATCGTCGTTCTCTGTAACGCCAGTGATGAGGAAATCCACAGACCAGCCGTTGTCGCTCCACTTGAGTGGGGCTCCGGTTGGGGCAGTTAATAGCCTATAGTAGGCCGCAGCACCGTCTTCAGCGGGGTGCATGTGGTGGTCGTATGCCGCTGCGTTGTTCTGGAATCTGATCCCGCTAGCGTTCACAGACGCGCTGCTGATAACACTGTTCGGGTCATCAAGTGTCCAGCTTCCATCAAGCGGATTGACTGGAATCCATTCGTTGAACGATGTAACCGGTGTGGTTCCAAGCCCATTCCGGTCAAACTGTCCTGGTACTCTTGAGCGCCTACCCATGATTATGCCGCGTCGATAAGGTTGATGTATCCGTGAACATTGACCTTGTCAGCAGTAGTCGATGCGCCTTCGATTTTGTTCGGTCCGCTCGCTCCCTGGAACGTCCAGCCAGGAACAGCCAACACGGTGGCTTCAGCAGGAACAACAACCTTCACTTTGTTGTTGTCGGAAGTTCCGCCAAACCTCAATGTGACTACCTCCGTCGCTGTCGAAATGTTGCTGAGCCAAATCCACACTTCCGTAAAATCTGCTGTCGTTGTGGTGATGCTGTGAATCTCTGTGAACGTGCCGCTGTCGGCAGCGAGCGCGGCGGGAATACCGTTCGCGCAACCACTAAGATGATCTCTTATGATTGTTGCCATGATTAAATCCTAAGCAAAAACTTGCATGTGAAGTATGGTATTTGAGTCGTCGGCAGCAGCGCCACCGGCAGCAGCAGCCCAGACGACATCACTGCCGTCGCTAGTTAGGACGTATGTGTCAGAGCCAAGAGCGAGTACAGACGGGTTACCGCTAGCGTCACCAACGATAATCTTGCCACGTACAAGACCAGCCATCTTATCTAGTGTGACCGCGTCATCTGCAATTCCGTTTGTGCCTACAGCAGCAAGCTCGAAGTCAAGCGTGTTGTCAGCATCTTGGTAGGTGACCGTGATACCCGTCTCAGTGTTACTGCCGACCATGTCTCCAACAGTGTCAGCAATCTTCTCTGTGAGCGTCTTGCCGTTTACCGTGATTGCATCTGCTTCCAGTGTGCCGTCAACGTCAACGTCTCCTCCTACAACTAGGTCAGTAGTAATGTTGGCATTCCCTGTAACATCCAGAGTGTGGGACGGGTTAGTGTCCATGATGCCGACTTTCTGGCCCTTCATCGTTAGAGTAGTGTTTGCACTACCGTCGTTCATCACGCAGTCTACGCGAGCGTTGCCTGCGCCGTTCTGAATCTGGAAATTTGCACTGTTCGACGCATTGTTATCCATCTCAAGGATAAGATCGCCGGATGATGACTCCATTTCCAGGCTAGATGCTGGCGTTGCCGTGCCTATACCTATACGACCGGTATCACCTTCGACAACAAGCTTGCTTGTGTCTACAATAAAGTCATCACCAGCGTCATCACCAAGAACAACCTGTACAGATGTCTCATTTGACGACTCAAGAGTGCCAACATTGATGGTTTTTGCGTTCAATCCAGAAAAAGTAGGTGCCTTTAGTCCCATTTACGCTGCTCCCCAGATGTCTACACGGTAAGATACTGTTTTTGTGCCAGATGCAGGCGCAGGCTTAAGATAAATCTTCATTGTGCCGGAGTCATCGTGCGCTTCGTAGTAGATCGGCTGCGTTGGAATCTCTGGTTCGGTATGCGCGCTGTCAGATTCTAGGATTTTGTTGATGTGCCCAGTGGCGCAGGCGGAGTTTGAACTGATAATTGGCGTAAGGTCTACGTTATCAGTGTCATTTGTCAGGTGGAACTGCGCAATATGACCTTTTTGCGGTACGCCACTAATGGTAATGACGGTGCTTGTTCCGACACTTGCCACAGTGGCCTGGTATCGGTAGACTAATTTGCGAATTGACGGGTGTGCAGAGGACACGTTCTCTCCTAAAAGAAGTTCAGCGGCGAGTCAGATGGCGAATCCGACTCACCGCTGGACCGAATAGTGGTGTCTGCGTCACCTTTACTCTTCGCTATCGAGGGCGTACCCTCCGACCGCAAGGAAGATGATTGTTCCGCGCCAACGGAGTCACCCTCGGATGCTTTAGGTCGGCTGGATTCATCAGACCCACCCTGATGAACGGTGGGAGATGCCTCGGCGTCCCGCAGTGGACAACCGATTTCCATAAGGAAGATGGCATCCTTGTATGCCCGCTGCTGGTAGAACTCAGAGAGTTCATCTACGCTGCATTGTCTAGCCGCGTTGCGAGCAGCAGAAAGCACCTTTCTAGGTGGTTTTCCGCCACGCAACTGAGGCATGACATTGAACAAGGATTCAGCTTTGGACATACCACAAGAATATAGTATACGCGCGCGCGAGGCAAGCCAAAGCTTCCGAGAATTCTGTGGAGAAGCCGAAGCAGTACCATCCCATCGTGACTTACAATGCGCGCAGTGGCGGTCCATGAAACATGGATATTGCATACGGGGTGTCAGACACAGATATTATTTAATAATATAGCAGAAGGCAAATCGCAGCAGCGTTTTGATAATGATAATCATTTTCATTTGGCCGCGTAACATGTTGGTCACTGATTGTCCAATACTTTTTTGTCAAATCTTGCCCCATATCATTTTTTTAGGTCATGGTCAATAGTGATTCAGCGATTTGACATGATTCATACAAGAGGGGTCAGGCTTTTTTCCATTCCCTTGACATTTCCTTGACATCTTTCCTCCCCCACGTCGGTCGATAGTGTGCTACATTTAAGTCATAGAGAGGAACACAGAAAAGCACAGAAAAGAAAAGCAAATCAAATGTTGCACACCCGAGCGGATAGGTTAAGTAAATAGGGATAGCAACGAAGACCACAAACAAGGAAGGTCACAACGAAAACAAGCAAGCACACGATAGCCAGGTAGGACGCTGGTCAGCTATTCAGTTAGCAACATCGGTCCCATGCTACGGCATGGAGTAGGTGGACCAGAGTCACGGCGACCAATCACACGGATAACCACAGGGTTAGAGCCTGTTAATGCCAGCCAACGCGTAGAGGTACGCAACGGTGTGAGACGAGTCACCTGGATATAGCGATCGTAGCATCGTATGGACTGGTGTGCGAGCGATGACAACATAGCCGAAAACATGTACAAGACCTCCGGGTCCGTGAAAAACAGCGCACGCCATCGCGCGACGGCATACACCTAACGACCTATGCGGTTACCACCGCGCAAGGTTTAGCAGACGGGCAAGGCTGCAAGGTGTGAATAGGGGTCGGACTGACAATCCGGCAGCATGGTAACGGGTGACGAGCACCGTGTAGCTTTAAGCGCACACGGGTCGCCAAGGACTCACCGAACGCCAAGCGAGAAACCCAACGCCCCTTGCCCCCATTTCACCTATTTCTTTTTTGGAGTCATTATGGATTATGAACTTGGATACGGTAACGCATGGCGCAAGCAAGTAGGCATACCGTCTAACCGCTCGCGCAAGTGTTACCCGAAACGTACCCCACAAGGGCTACAAGGCCCGGCTAAACGTGCTTGGCAGCACGTATGCAAGTCAGTAGGCAAGCGGTACAGGTACACCCTGACGCTATGCGAGAGACGATATATCACACTGAAGGTCAACGGCGAGCCCGTCGTTATCTTCATCGACCACGCTGATGGTAGCTACAATTACTATTGGGAACGCCATGCAATAGCGATTATTCGCAAGGCACGCAAGTAAGTCAACGCCCACAGCACAGCCTGAAGGCCAGCACCTACACCGGGTGTTGGCACGGGTATTGCAAGGCGAAAAACGTACACACACACCTTCAGGTGTCCCCTTACTACTCTACTTACTCTACTTTTTTAGCATAATGATTCTAATAACTTACGTGATACAGTAGGTTAAACCTAACTTATCGTCTAAGTACCTGGAATAACTACACTATTCCATGAAAACCTTGACGGGTAAAGACACCGTGATAACCCAGGTTTAACCTGGCATATCGCCTAAGCCCCTGTAACTACAGGTGGAAAAAAGATACAGCAAGATCAAAAACAGGGGTGGCACCTGGCAGCGTGCGTGTACGCATTATGTAAAGTATCGGCTGCGCTCCGTGCCACCCCACGACTTACAAAACGAGGTGTGAAATGACGATTGAACTACTACTACACGCCGCGATTGTGTGGTGTGTGATTGACTACCATTGGGGTGATAATGAACCTGACTGAAGAACTGCGAAAACAGGCTGAGCAACAGGCGAAACTCTACAAACGTTTCCCTATTGGTGGTCTGCGATTCGAGATTGCAACCATGGCTGAGGGTGGATGCCCTCACGAGGCAGTGACTCGGGTCGATGGCCGTGAGTACGCTGAGGGCACGATCAAGCGTGAGGAATACTACCCAGGTGTGCCGGATGAATACTTCCAATACATCTGTGACCTTATGGACTGGCAATACAAAAAGGAGGAGCCGTGTACAAGCACTCAACAAACCGATACCGACCAAGATTGCAACGAGGATACTACGCCTGGAGATACTGTTAGAACTGTGAGTATCAAGGTGACATGGGAAGACTACGTATACAACGTGTTGCGAGTCTACGAACACCTGGACAACGACGGTAAGCGTGAAGCTATGGAAAACTTCCTTAAGATTGCACGCATGGCCGACAAGTACGCTGAACTAATGGAGGCAGAATGAAACTATACATCTACACAGTAGAGGGTTCGGGTAACTTTCCGTGGGATATGCTGCGGTATGACGCCTGCTGGCCTGCACGTATGGTAGACGTAAACAATCTACAGTGGTCAACGATGCGCGAACGCAGATTGGTGCTGTTACGTAGCATTAGGGCACCAACAATAGATAGATGGAAGTCGTACGGATGGGACGTTAACATTGTATCACCACTGGAGGCAGAATGACCGAAGCACAGTTTCAGATAGAGCACGCCGTGATTATGCAAAGCATCCAGCATTGCATGGATGAGATGGGCAGGTTTAGCGATGCGACCACACGGTCAGGAAGACAACGGTACTACGATGCACAGAAAGAACTACGAGAATGGGAACACGAACTGCGCCAACTAATGGCGCGATACTATGGAGAAGAGTGATGAACTACAAGTACAAGTACAAGTGTATGCGCTGCGATACCATCTATGGGTGGCATTGGTACAGACCAAACGGGTGCTGCCCTAAGTGTGGACTGACTAACTTCTGTACGTGGAGTGTGCGATGAATCCACTACATGAGACGGTAAAGGATATCGGCTCCGACTACTACTCATTATACGCATTCAACGGAACAAGAGAGCGAGACGGAGCCAAGCTCGACGACTACTTCACAATGGACGGATGCAGATACCAGTTTGATAGGCTGCTAAGGAGTAGGGACGGGTGGGAACAGTTCGATACAGACCAGGATGCGAGATACTTTGGAGTATGGATTAACAGGGATGCGAGGATGACCGTTACCTATGCAGAGGGTGACCTGACTATCAAGTACGACATCCCAGACATGGAGAAAGAATACAAAGACATGTGCGACTTCTATGGTAAGGCACCAGCATGGGCTACCACTATTGACAACGACGGAACAGTAACCAAACACTATTCGAGGTGAGTATGAGAAAGCTTGACCGATACAGAGAGAACCTTAGAGTAGACACGTACAATGTGTACAGCTACGATACTTTGGTGGCAAAGATTAGCCACAAGAACAAGACGGTAAGGTCACTCGCCTGGAAGTCAGTGACAACATCTAAGCATATTAACTACGTTGCCAGTGAGTACGGGTACAAGGTGGTGAAGG